ACCGCCTCCATCTTGAAGTCTGGGTCGGGCGCGTTCACTGTGCCTCCAGGGCAAGGGCAGTCATAAGACATCGAGCACTCCATGAACCAGGGAAAAACGAAGGGCTGAGTGGGTTATCTCAGCCCTTCGCCAAGTGATAGTGCTTATTGGTTAGTTGTAGACGGGTACCTTCAGCCCGGTAACCGAGCTGATAGCCTGAGGATTATCCACCGCGTACTGCCGAGCATCCACGTAGTAGCATCCCTCATTAGCCGTCGGATTACCCGAAGCCGGATCGTAGATCTGAAACACCCACTGTCCGCTGCGGTTCTTGAACCAGAACGGCGCCTTACCCCACACCACCTTGAGCCACGAACCGAACTCCATGAAGTCGATGCGTGTCTGGTCGGCGTGGATATTGCGCACCACCTCGCGGCCGGCGATGGTGAACTGGCCGACGTTTGCGGTAAGTCCGTCAAACCCTGGCATCTTGCCATTGGTCATCAGGATCTCCTGCTTGGCGAAGCCCATCTCCTCATACGCCTGAATCTGGGAAGGATGCGAATGCCACACCTGCGACTTGAGTGCGTCCGTGCCCAGGCTCTGTTCCACGCGGCTGAGGGCCGCGCGCAACATAGGCAGCGACAACGGAGCTCCGCCCGCGGCCACACCGTTCGCGACTACATAATTCTGCGTCCGGTTGATGCCGAGGTAGGTGCCCGTAGTCGCTGTATTGTGGAAATAAGGAATGCCGTACAGGAATACAGGCGTGGTAGCAGCAACTCCGGCGACCATGATGTAGTCGCCGGCAACTGTCCCGGCGGGCACCGCGTCTACGGTTATGGACTGGGCCGACCCGAGCTTGTTGTTGACGTTCTGAATGTAGCAAGTGCCGCGCAGGGTATAGGTGTTACTCATCACCTGCACCTGCTGTCCCTGCGAGACGAGCCGCGCGCCCCAGGGGGACGACGCAAGCACGATCGGGTTAGCTCCGCCACCGGCGTAGCTGGGATCCACCTGCCCGATCTTGCCATCGCCGGCTTGCTGCAGGAACTGGTCCCGGTTCTTCGCCATCTGCACCGCAACATCCGCCAGCGTCTTGGTGACCGGGTTCTCGGAAACCACCTTCGGGCCGCTATCGCCGATAATGTCAACCAGTCGCGAGTACTCAACCGGGATGACAGTCGCAAGGGGCGTCAGGGTACCCTGGTCCCATGCGCTGAAGTTGCCGGCCGGCAGGATACCGCCGTCCAGGTTGAACAGCGCGACGTTACCGGGGAATGCAGTCTGGAAGCGCAGACGAAAGCTGCGCAACGAGACTGGTGTGACGGAGCCACGCTCGGAGATACGAGCATCGAGCTTGGCCTCCTTTTCAATGAGCAGCTTGATGACCTCGTTCAGGGCCTCAAGCTGCAACTGCTGAGTTGTTGATGCTGTCCCGATTACATTCGACATGAAGATTCCTTATCTGCGGCTGGGAGGCCGCGCTGACTCACTATTCCCTCACCGAGATATCATCAGCTGCAAAACGCGAGGAAGAATCTGTTCCCTCGCCACCTTGTCGAAGGGCTTACCCGGATTGGCGCGATGCCATTCCGCCTGCGCGTGGTCGAAGGCAGCGCTTGAGCTCATTGCTGCACTGCCACCGCTGGCGGGTCCGGTGGATCCCTTAGGCTCGGTCTTCTTGGTGCTGTCGATCTGGGCGTCTACCTTGGCGCGTCTGGCTGCGGAGGCGTTGGCGATCTGTACCCCTGCCTCGCGTAGCTCCTCTCGCGCTACTTCGGGGAGATACTGCTGCACGGCCCGGTCGATGGCCGCGAGTCTGCGTTGGCGTGAAGCATCGCCGATGGGCAGCCGCTGCAATGAGTGCATCTGGTCCTGCAGCGCTGGGTTCGCCTGAATCTTGCGAATCAGCTTGGCGCCGATGGCTTTGGGAAGAATGTTCTTCAAGTAAGGACTGACGACTCCACCCTGCTTCTCCACGTTGGCAATGAGCCTGCTGATGCCGTCGTGGATACGCGTCTGAGCTTCTGTCTGCAGTCCGCTTTCGAACGACCGTCTCTCCTCCACCTTTTCGCCATGTTGGCGCACATTGAGTGCGCGTTCTCTCCTGTCCAGTTCATCTGCCTTACGCCGAAGTGCTTCGGGCTGCGCCTCTATCGCGGGGGAAGTGGCCGCGGATTCTTCCCTGAGGACGTCGAGTGCATCTTTCACGCGTTGGTCGCGATTGCGTTCTTCTTCAGAGCGATAACTATTCGCCCTGAGGCGTGAGGTTACATCCTGTGCGCGGTGTTCCAGGTCGAGCGACACCACGTTGTCAACAAATCCAAAAAAGTCCTCGCCGATGACCGGCTTGCCATTCTGCATGGCAACGTTCCCGTCCGCATCGCGCTCGTAAGAGAGCTCGGCGATCTTGCTGAGCGAGGCCATGGTGCCTTCCCGCGTGGTCGATCCCAGGAACGTCTCGCGCACGTCAATCCAAGTGGAGGAGTGGTCGAGTGCTGCTCTGGCCGAATCCAGGTCAGGAAAGATCTCCCGGTAAGGCTTAAGCTCCGCCGCCTCGCGTGCCGTCTTGTAAAGCTGTCCTTTCAGCCTGGAGTCAGCGTCCAGCAATTTGCCAAATGCGGGATTGTCAATGACCATCTGGCTCAGAACCTCGGGCGTGACGACTGCCTCCACTTCCAGCTGAAAATCCTCTTCAGCCGGCGGTGTTGCTTCTGTGGGTGAGGTGACCGTCACCTCGGCTGGGGGCTCATCAGGTTCAACCAAGGGCTCCGAGGGGTCAGTTACGGCGATTACTTCTTCGTCAGTTGCCGGCCGCTGGTCGGGTGGAGGGATCGCGGCCAGCTTCTCTTTAAGTAGCGCCGCCGCATAGTCTTCGCGAATAGGAAACTTTCCCGGATCGACCTGGGAGGTTGGCACCGAACCGCTTGCCAAGGAGGGAGTGGAAGACGCGGGGGCGGCCGCCGGTGAAGGCGCAGAAATAGGTGCCGCCCCCGGAGCTGGGGCCGTGATTGTTGCTTCGGTCATAGGTTCTCTTTCTATGTCAAGAGCAGAAAATATCAGCCGCCCAGCTAACCTTGCAGCTTATCCGCCAACTTGATGAGGGCATTGGCTGCTTGCACCTGGCCCTGGATATTCCCCGCGGTGGCATGTGGCGGAAGATGCATCAGCCCACCCACCGTGTTCACCACATCATCGATCTCATGCGGCGGTATCTGCGCCTGCGCGGGGGAGCCCGCCTGCGCGACAAACGCCCTCTGCTGAGACTGCTCCGCCATCACCTGTGTCTCGAGGGCAACCGCCGCAGTGAAGTAGGCCAGCAGGTTCTGCCAGCCGGCGGGGTTGTCGTCCGGCAGGTCTGAATTTTCCTGGCAATACTGGCGGACTACTTGCTTGAGCACCGTAAAGTCGTCGATGGCTTTATCGGGCATGATCGTCGGCTTTACCTGGCCGGTGGGCGCTCCGGTCCGCGGGTCAACAACAGGCATAGCCTCGGCCTGCAGAAGACGCTCGATGATCTGTAGCACCTTGGACCGCATCGCTGCGCCAGGAACCACCATGTTCGGAACTCCCAGCGCCGTAGCCGCCTGCTCCTGGTTCGTCGGATCATCAAAGATTGCCTGGGCCAGCGGATTACTTGCTGCCGCCTGCATCAGATCCATCCATCGCTGGCGTAGCTCGGCCGCCGTCACGGGCAGACCCTGATCAGTATCCGCGTACGCATGGACGCTGCCCTGCAGATCGTCAAGGCGGATGTAATCGTTGCGGAACTCCGAACCCCGTTCCAGGATGACCTGCCTCATGTCGGCCGTTAGATTGTCTTTGGCGCAATTTACCGCCAGCTCATCGGCTTTGGCGTGCTCTTCTTTCAGGTTCTCCCAATAAATGTTTAGCTTGCCTAGTGCGACATTCAACTGCTGTTGTTGCCCGCCAAAGGTCTCGACTGAAGGGTCACCCGCGCCTCCATACACCTGGGGAGGAATGCCCGCGAACATTTGCGCGTTGTAGGCCAGCTTATCCAGGTAGCTGAACGCCTCTTCATGCATCTGAAACTGGAATTGATACAGTGCGTCGGCCATCCGAACCGCGCCAGGAGCCCCCGTCCGTTTCAGCTTCACCAGGTTTAGAACCCCAGGAAGCATCGGCTTGCCCTGCATCGATTTGGTATCGATCAGATCCGCATTGGCCAGCGTCACTCCCGAAGAGCAACGGTCCATAAATTCATGCAGGATGTTGGCCATATCGTTGTAGCGCTTTTGAAAAGGCACAACAATGTCGCCGATCGATGGCGGAAACAGGCCGAATCCCTCGTGGGTGCCGGCCCATGTCCATTCTGTGGTCAGCGAGGCTTCACGTGCCGAGAGGAACGTGGCGCCGGTATTCACCAGGAGCAATCCTGAAGGATAGGCCGTCCGCATTCGCTCGCCGAACTCCCGGTCGTCCTCCAGATCGAAGGCCCAGGGCTGAATCCAGGTCCTCGACAGCGTAGGCCGCTGGTCCTGGAGAATGCTCGACCCTGCACCCATCTGCGAGTACACCTGCTGCCTGGCAATCCGATCAATGCTTCCGTTGGCAGAGAGCTCGCTGGTGGCGCTGGCCGCGATCTGGTCATACATGTCGGGATATGCGGCGCGCAGCGCGCCTACGTGTACCTCGACCTCGAGGTTGAGAATCGGAGTCTGCCGCAGGTTGTTCGCAGCCGGGTCGCAGTCCACCTCCAGCGGGCAGTAAAGGTTCTGCGCCACCATGCCGTTGGGCACGACCTCCTCGCCCACCTTCTGGATCACGGGCCCGTACTCGGCAGGGAAGAAGGAGTCATCTCCCAGCGGCCGATGGCAATTCTGGCAGCGCCGCGCATCCATTCCCACCGCGTCTGCCGGCGCAGTCGCGCCGCAACGGAAGCAGTGGTAACGGTCGGGCGCCAGCTGCGTTTCCGTCTCGTTAAAGACCGGTTCGCGCGAAGTGCCTGCGCGTTCCGCATCCACCACATAGCGGGTGTGCCGGAAGACAGCTCCTGTAGTGTAGAGATACAGCAACTGTTGCTTGAGCAACGACTGCTCCCCGTTCTGCTGCTCGATAATGTTGATCAGGATCTGCGCCGCCTTGGCAGTCGTTACGTCGGAGAGCTGCTCAGCATCTTCAGGTATCCACTTGGATTTGGGTACCTGCGGAGCTAGCGCCGCTACAAAGCCCGTCGCTAGCATCTGGTAAAAGTTGTTGCAATACTGGTATAGGTCCTTGTCGTCGGAGTCCTGCGCATGTTCGCCCCGGTTCATCCAGTCGACTGCGTTGAAAAAGTCCGATTCGCCCGGGCCGAACGAGATGAATTGATTGCCCTTGAAGAATTCCAGGTTCTGCAGGCAGCGCTGCATGAGCACCACGCGGTCCTGCGACCATTGGCTCTTGTAATTGCGAACCAGCGCGATCAACCTCTGCTGATCTTCCTCGCTCAGCTGCGCGCTGTTCTGTGGTTCATCCGCGTTGCCCTGCATCGGGTCTGACGGCGTATGCTCCATCCCGCGCTGGGTCTGGGGTACCTGCACCTGTGTATCCTGAATACGTCCAACGCCGAGGTGTATGACCATTTATGCCTGTTTCTTTCCTAACGCTTCCGCTTCGTCGAGCGCTGCGGTAACAGCTTCAACCTTGGGTATCCACTTAACGCTGGGACCAACCTGCACGCGGTTGTAATCACGCTGAGCCTTGCGGGTGAGCGCGTCGGCCAGCTTTGAAGGACGCCGGCGCCACGAACTCATCAATTTCTCGATTTCATCTGCTTCCGGGTCTATTGGCTCTTCTGCCGTGCTCTCGGAGGAGTCCGGCCAGGATGGAGAGCTGAAGAGGGGTCCACCCAGTCCAAGCGTTGCCAGCCGGTCGAGCAATATTTGCCTCTCCGCCTTCAGTTCGCCCAGCTGCGATATCACCAGGGCTATCATCTCCTCGTGCGAAGAGCGGGATATCCACGGGAGCTTCAACTAGCATCCCCCCGAACCCTTACTGTGTGCACGTATAGCCCCAGATATAAAGCGTCGAAGCTGCCAGAGCCGTGCTGCCAGACGTGATCGTGAAGGCGGTGTTTGACCCCACAGGAACATACACCTGGCTCGCACCGCTCAGCGTAGAGGAGGCTGCGTTGGCCGGCCACAGCGAACACTTCGCCAATGTCGCGTAGGCGGTGCCGAAGGTCCCGGTGGCAATGGTGGCCGAGGTCGCCGGAGAGCTGCCGGTGGTCACCGTCAGATAGCCGCTGAGGTCATTCGAGTTCGAGTTAGGGGCCAGCGTGGCGCCCGTGCCCGCCCCGGTTCCGGCGGTGAAGGTAGGCACGGAAGCATAGGTCCCGGTCGCATATCCGCTGAAGTGCTGCGCGCTGACCGTGGCCGTGGAATTGATGAGCGGTGACAGCACCGAGGTTGCGGCCGTCATGTCGATGGTGATGGGAAAACCGCAGCCGCCGTAATGGTTAAAGGAAAAGCTCTCCGTCGAAAGCGTGGGATATTGGTCCAGCCAACCGACCGACTCCGTTTGCTGCGAGCCGCCAGACCAGCATTTCGACTGGTAGTACAGCACTGCGCCGTTGACGTACTGCGTCGGGGTCGCGCCGGCGGTGGGCAGAAAGTAGTAATTCGGCGGCACAAAGCTCTGGATCATGCCGCCGTTGCGGAACACCATCGAGTGGCCCACGTCGGAATAGGTAAACGTGGTCTGCCCGTTCGCCGCCGTGGGTCCGGTCGGCGTCACCAGGCCGGTCGACCAGATATTCCAGATGGAGTGGCTGCCGGTCGTCGAGGCGTCATAAATCGAGCTTGAGTAAGTCGTGGGATTGGTGTCATTTACGGATACATTCGTAAGGTTCACCAGGCCTGTCGCCGTCGCGGCTATGTAGATCGAATCCGTCCCCGACACCTGGGAGACGGCGGAAAAGTTAAGCCCGGTGCCGGTCAGCCGCAGGGTGTTCTGATCGTAGAGCCCATAAGTCCCGACGTTCGTGCAGTACACGGCATTAAAGTTCACCTGGTTGCCTTCGGTCTGCAGGCACCCAGTGCTGTTGCCGTTGCCCACATCGTAAAACTGCAGGTTGCTCGCCTGCACATCGTCGTTCTGCAACTCCGCCATCTGCAAACCCCACCCGCTGATATGCGTGGCGACAATATTTGAGAAGGCGATGTGTGAGATGACGCCCGCTCCAGGGCTCGTGTCCACGTTGATATATAGCGCCTGGGCAGTTGCCGAGTTCCGGGCATTCGACCCATACCCGCTCCCATAGATCGTTCCATTGGAAATAGAGATCCGGTCTGGCCACGCTGCCGTGGTCGTGGTCGGGTCCTGGCCAACAAAGACTGCCTCTCTCCCGGAGTTGAGCGAGGTAAATCCATCCACGCTGACGTTGTTGCAGGAATTGATGAGGATGGTCTCAGTGTCGCTGTTGGATATGATGTTCGAAGCGGTGATGTTCTGACACGGAATCCCATAGCTTGCGTACTGGGAGTCATACCACGAGGTCTCAAAGCAGGCGTCCTGGTTGTTGTAGCAGGCCTCTCCTTCCACCCGCAGGTCCTGATTATTGATGGCGAACAGTCCGTTCGCATAGAAGTTCGAGATGCTCAGGTTGTGAATCTGAGTGTGGACTGAGCTGGCCAGACGCATACCGCTCAGGTCGCCATTGTTGAGCGTCAGACCTTCAAACGTGCAATTGGTGCAGGACTGGATGTCGACCGCGTAGCCCGACGTTCTCGCCGTCGCTGTCGGGCCAAAGGAGATCGCTAGGTTCTTCAGCCCGAATCCCGTGGCTCCAGTCGATGCGATACAGTCATTGGTGCCAATGGTCTGGCACGCCAGGGAAGACGACGGACCATCCCCATAGATCAGCACGTTCTGCGCCCCGGAGAGGGCGGCTGCCGTGCTGTTATTCAGCAAATAGTTACCTGCCGGCACGTAGACGGCCTTCCCTGTGCTGGCTGCTGCTGCTACCGCCGCCGCAATGCCCGCCGTGTCAGCGGAAAGATGAGCGCCATCGCCCACCGCACCGAAATCTTTCACGCTGATGCTCTGTTGCAGTTTAGCCGTCACCGACTCCGTTACGGCGCCCGCCGATCCCTGGTTATAGTTGCCTGAAGAGGAAGAAGACGCCACCACAACGTATTGCGAGCCATTCCATTGGTAGAACGTGTAAGGGGTGGTTGTAATGTCTTCAAGACCGAGATCGGGGATGCCATGAACCGAGGCGATAATACTGGCCGCACTGCCTGGGGCGATGAGCCTGTACCACTCCGGGTTCAGCAGGATGACGTTCGGCCCATCGTTAGTCTGGTTCGCGGTGATCGCCTCCTGCAGGCCGCCTGTTCCTGAAGTCAGGTAAAAGGGTGGCACATGGCTATAAGTCGTCGCCATGTTCACGCTGCACACCCCAATGTAAACTGAGCTCGGCGTGGCCACTTCGGTCAAGGCAGGGTTGCCGTCGACGATCTTAATCGGCGTGCCGGCAGAAAATGCGTCAAAGTTTTTCCCTCCGCCGCTCACCTGGCAAGTTGCAGGGGGAAAGTAAAACCCACCTGAGGTCGAGCCGGCTACCTGGAATTCACCGTACTGTGCGGCGAGGATCTGACCGGCGTTCTGCGCCTGGCTGCGGCTGAAGCAGAGAACGATGGCCAAAACCACCAAGAGTGTCTGTTTCGTCATTTGCTGGCCTAATCGAATTCCGTCACGCGTACGATCGTCGTGTTGGTGCTGGCCGACCTCAGGTTAATCAGCAACGTCGCGGCAATCGCATACCCGCCCGAGTTATCCGGTGGCGTGCCCACCACTGAAGCAAATCCTGCGCCTTGCGGCACCGGGGTTCCCAGCACAATCGGTTCAGACTGTGGCTCAATGGTATAGGTAGTGGTGAAGGGACTGGTCGAGCCGTCGTTGAACTGGTACGCCAGGCCCTGGCCCGTGCCGCCATTGGCACTGCCGTCTTCGATAATCTCGACCCGTCGGGTAACCTGGGTTGCCGAGACGGCGACAAATGCGCCGGCGCTCCCGTTCAAGGTAATCAAACGTGTGTGAGCCATGGGTTAGCCTTTCTCCTTTCGCATCTTCAGCAGGGTCTCGGCTAGCCTCGCGCGCTTGCCTGTCTTGCCCGTCGCGTCCTCGCGTTCATTGGCGAACTCCGCCGTGGTCTCACCGGAGTGTTCTACCTGCGCTTTGAAGGCTCCGGGTCGCTTGATCGCCCTTTCAATCCAGTACTTGCTGCTCATATAAGTTGCTCCTCTTTAAGCATTTCGTCGAGTGCGACCAGTGCACCCCAGTCCTGGCGTAGCTTACCTACGTATTCGAGAAATTCGCCCCTCTCGTCTTCCTGTTGCGCCATGGCAATATCGGCTTTGACAGTTGCAATCTCCACCCGCTCATACCGCGAGATAGCGTCCGCGTCCCACAGGGGCATCTTGTCGGCTACCGCCGCCACGAAGTCTTTGCCTGCAGAAATCTCTGAATCGGGCAGAATCACGGTGGTCACAGTCCTATGCGCGGAACATCCCGAAACCAGTAGTAGCAACACACCGTGGATCAGGCACGAGATCCGAAGGGCCATTGGGTTTACCCCGTTAAGCATGGAATGACTTACTTGCTTTTGCCGAATGCTGCCTCAACCTGGGCGACCACGTCCGGAAAGTCGGCGATCAGCTTCCTCACCTCCGCGATGACCGAGGCATCGAACGATACGTTGACGCCATTGGCGCCGGCCGCCGTCTCGGTTGCCTGCACGGCCGCCACCAGCTCGCCCAGCGCGCCGAAAGCAATTTGTTCCACCGCCGCCGCCTGTGGGCTAACCAGCGAAGTAAGCGACTCGATCAGCGTCGCTTCGTTGTGCAGACCGCCAAGTGCCGTGACCACCTTTTTCGAAACCGTGACTACATCCTTGAATAGGGACGCGAATGCGTGCCCGGCTGACTGCCAGGTGAATGCCATAAGTAGTCTCCTTATGTTTTCGGTTGTTACTAAACGTGGGACACAGAGATGGGCGCAGCCCCATCCTGGCTTCTTACCTGACCGTAGCCCGCTGCCAATCCACGTAATCCACGGCCATAGTCACCGATGTTGCACTGAGTGCGGTCGCTGACCATGACGCCGGGTACTGGGCCGTGCTGGGCACGCTGGCGATAGCCACGCCCGTGCCGCACACCTGGGTGCCGTTTACGTACCAATGCACCAACG